CGTGCGTCGTGCTGACGACGTCGATTGCCCATAGTGGCGGCGGCGTCTATGAGACCGTCACCCGCGCGCCGATTGGGCGGAAGGTCGATATCCAGTCGTTCGGCTCGGCCGTCACCTACCTTCGACGGTACGCTGCACAGAGCCTGCTCGGCATCTCGGTCGAAGACGACGACGGCAACGCCGCCGCACGTCGCAAGCCGCCCGTCGATGCGCCGCCGTGGTCGACCCGCATTGCCCGGCAGCTGCAGTCGTCCGGCCTTACCGCTGCCGACTTCAACCAGTGGGCGACCGGTGCCGGCAAGCCGCTTCTCGGAGACATGACCGACGCGCAGAAGGCAAACGTGTACGCCTGGCTCGACCAAAACAAAGGCGGCGCTGTCATCCGTGCCGCAATCGGCGGTGAGCAATGACCGCGCCCGGTCTGCCGTGGGCTGACGAAGTCCGCACGTATCTCGAGGACAACCCCGGCTCGAAGCTCGCAACGCTCGTCAAAGCGTTTGCGCCCGAAGGCGTCGACACTACGCACGGGACTGCGTTCTACTGGGCAATGCGCGACTTCATACGGCGTTCCGGCGTTGCGGAATCTCGCGGCCGACGTTGGTATGCTGTCGAACGGCCGCCGCCTTTATCTGAAGGCCCGACGCTTTTCGACGACCCGCCGCCGACGCCGCCGCCGGCAATGGAACCGAGCGAGCTCGCAAAGCACGCGCTCGACGTCAAGCGGCGTATCGGAGCGCAGAAGCACTTGACCGCGAACTTCGCAAACGGCGTCGCGAAGAGCATCAACCGAGCGCTCGACGAAATCAGCACGGCCGCAAGCGAGTACAACCAGAAGATGCGACAGGTAGAACACGAGCTGCAGAACATCGCGAACGAGCTGCAGCTCTCGAAGGTGACGCCGTGATTGTACTCGGCATTGACCCCGGCCCGGTGACGCATGGCGCAGTCCTGTATGACAGCGTCGAGCGTCGGGTTGTCTGGTCGGACAAGGCCGCGACACAAGACCAGGTCGAAGCCGTCGCGCTCGAACACAGTTGGGAACGGTTGCGCGTCGTAATGGAACGGCCGGCGGCTATGGGCGCAATCGGTTCGGGCGTTGTCGGGCACATGCTCGATACCGCATGGGAAGCCGGCGCAATGTCCGAAGGCCTAAGCCTTCACGGCTACGTCGTGTGCACGATGACGCGTCGCGAAGTGCTGCGCAATCTCGGCGTATTGTCCGGCAAGGGCTCGTCGGATGCCCGCGTACGGGCTGCGTGCATTGCCGACCATGAGACACCTGGCGGCCCGCCTGCAGTCGGACGCAAGGCGTCACCGGGCCCGTTGTACGGCCTTTCCTCTCACTCCTGGCAAGCGCTCGGCCTTGTACTTGCTTGGCTGAACTTCCAAACAAAGGGCAACGAACCATGAACTCGAATCACATGACCGACGCCGAGTACCACGCGCACCCGGCAATGAACTACTCGCGCTTGAAGCACCTGCGCGACTCGCCGGCACACTTCCGCAACGCCTGCGACAACCCGAAGTCGCCGTCGACTTCGATGTCGTTCGGGTCTCTCGTACACTGTCTCGTACTGGAGCCCGACCAGTTCGGGCAACGATATGAGGTGACGACCGAGACGAACAAGCGATTGAAGGCGTACAAGGTCGCGAAGGCTGACGCCGAAGAACGCGGGCTTGAACTGGTTACCGACTTGGACCTGAGCAATGCGCACCGCGCCGCGGGTAATGTCCTGGCGCACCCGTGGGTATCAGAGCTCATGGCCGACCCGCGCACGCTCGTCGAGCATATGCATTTTTGGGAACACGACGAGCTCGGCCCGTGCCGCATGAAGGTCGACCTTGCGCGCCTGGTTCCGAATGGCCTCATGGGCTGCGACCTAAAAACCACGAAGTCGACGAACCCGTACAGCTTTAAGCGCGACGCGAGAATGTACGGCTACGCCCTGCAGGCTGCGCACTACCTGTACGGCCTTGCCGACCTCTTCGGCGTGCAGTTCGGCAACGTCGCGCTCGACTGGCGTATCATTGCCGTCGAGAGCGTCGCGCCGTTCGACGTCACTGTTTTCGAGCTGTCCGACGAGACACTCGAAGAGGCGATGCAAGAACACGACACGCTTGCACGCTTGCACCGTATCTGTGTCGAAGACAATCACTGGCCCGGCCGCAATCCGCACGCCGAGCTTGACCTGACCTGGAGGGCATGATGGGAACAGCAAACTTGACACTGGTTGCGCGACTGGCGCGAGACCCCGAGCTGCGCACGACGTCGAACGGAAAGAGCGTATGCAGCTTGACGCTACCGGTTGACACCGGCTTCGGAGACAACAAGACCACTACGTGGTGGACGGCTACACTTTGGGGCAAACGCGCCGAAGCTGCCGCGAACTATCTGCGGAAGGGTGCGTGGGTGTCGGTCTCCGGCCCGGCACGAATCCGTCAGTACGACAAGCGCGACGGCTCTGCCGGCTTTAGCGCGGAAGTAGACGCGAGCTCGTGGGAGTTCGTCGGCAACAAGAGCGACAACGAAGCGCCCGCGGCTTCGAGTAGCAACGGCGGGCAACGGCACGCCATGTCGGGAGACATGAAAGACCTCCCGTTTTAGTAGCCCGACGACTTCTTCCGGCCGGCCTTCGGGCCGGTCTTTTGCTTCTTGGCCTTCGAGAATGCGATCGCCGCGGCTTGTCGCTTCGGCTTGCCTTCCTTGACGAGCTTCGCGATATTGCTGCTGATGGCCTTCTTAGACTTGCCTGGCTTCAATGGCATGGCTTCACCCTTCGACCTGGTCGAGTGCTTCCTTGACACCTTCGAGCACTTCCTCTCGCCCGTCAAGGATTGCGTCGACGACGTAGCCAATTGCGATGTCGCTGATTCGTTCCCAGATGGGGTTTCGCGGCGCAATCAACAAGTCGAGCACGGTAATGATGGCCGCCTTGTTGCCCATGGCGAGAGACTTGCCGAGCTTGCGCCATTGCTCGCGGCGTTCTTCGCGTCGTTCGATTCGAGACATGTCAACCCCTCGGCAGTTCGTAGTGTGCACCGTCATAGAATGAGAAGGTACCGCCCCAGACAATCGGTATTGCGAGCTCGTCGGCAATGCGCTCGACGTGTGCGGCAAGGGCGTCGAACTTGCCCTTGTCATCCCACAACACATTCCCGCGGGCGTCACACGGCCCGACGTCGACGGCTTCGGACGGGAAGCTATTGTGTCGGCTCTGGCCTGGCTTGGCGTTCGTCACCTTTGGGCCGGGCGTCGTGCGCCCCTTTGCGTACAGCTCGGCCTGGCGCTCGTTGCTTCGATGCCCTTCGATGACCGTGAGGTCGAACGGGCAACGATCGTCGTGCAGTGCTGTCGTCATCAGCTCGACGATGCGCGGGTCGCAGCTATTCAGACGTTCAAGGCTTCGAGAGCCCCACTCGTATCCGCTTGCCATGCTTACCCCTTCACGATGTCCGATACCGGCTTGTCCGACCAGAGCTTGCAACTCCAGTATTTTGCTTTGTTCGGTGGTCCTGGATTGCTGCAACCGTGGCGCTTGCGAAAGTTCTTTCGCCGCTTCGGGTCGTCGCGCTTGATTGACATGTTCGCGTCGCCGAAGCGCACGGTATAGGGCTTTCCGTCGTGCTCGCCTGTCGCGACGAACTTTTGCCGCCCGTGACCGGGCTCGCCTTTCCTTATGCGTTGCACGCCCACGCTTACGCATCCTTCGCGAGCGCTTCAATGCGGCCGTACAGCCCGCCGACCTTGCGCTCGATACGGTCGGACTGTTCGCGGCACTCTCTCATCGAAGAGAGCCACGCTTCGCGGTCGTGCCCGTGCTCGTCTATAAGCCTGTCGACTTGCGCCAAGTGGCTGTCGACCCATCTTGTGCACGCTGGAATGATAGTATTCTGCAGGAACCGCCAAAGCGCCAGCCCGATAGTAAGAAGGAGCAATAGCGAGCTCGTCGGACCAGTCGCAAGCGTTAGCAGCGTCGCTTCGTCCATTAGAGCGCAGCCCATTGCGCCACGGCTGCAGTAATGCCGAGCGCGTCAAGGTGAGACTTCAGCACGGGCGAACTTGACCCAGCATCGATTCGGGCTTTGATTTCGGCCCGTATGGTCGCAACGGTTGCGATGCTTTCCGCCATGGTGACAAAGGCGACCTCGTCGCCCGCTGCCGCAACGGTCTGCATGGAAGCGGTCGCAGTAGGGCCCCACGCTTCGACGTGTGCGAGCGTGCCGCCCTGGTCGTCGTATGCCACTTCGACGAGCTTGATCGATTGACTCATTCGAACCTCTGCACAAGGAGACGAGTTAGCGTTGCCGTGGTTTTGTCGCCGGCTCCGAAGTAGCAGCGCAAGCCGTCGCCCTGGTAGATGGGGGTCGTGTCATTCAAGCCGACCGCGTCGCCGCCGACAGTAATGGTTGACGCCCCGCCCGGTACTGGCGTCGGTGGAGTCGTGCCGCTGGTATCCATGACTTCGACGATAGCGCCGCCGAGAAGTATGTAGGTAAACACGCGGCTCGTCTTAATCGCAGTCGTAGACAAAATAGAGCTGTTGCTCGTGTTGCTGCGGACGCGGGTCTCTTCGTCGCCATTACCGCCGTCATCGGTGATAAAGAAGCCTCGTGCCTCTCCGGCATTGTGCGTGGTATTGTTGCCCTTGTTCAACCCGGTGAAGATGTCGCTATTACCGGCGTTCGGATAGACGACGCTTGTGACGACAAGGTGCACCGCGTACACGTGCGAGCTCACATCTTGCCGAGTGTACGACGAAAGCAGCGCGTCGATATCCATCGAAATCGTGACGGTGCCGCTACCGCTGCCGCCGTCCATTAGGATACCGCTACCGTTCGTGGGCGTCACGTCGCCGTTCGCACCCGAGAAGCGCGTCACGGTGACGCTCAGACTGTCGCCCGAAGACGCGAACGCAAGCGAGCTCGTGCCGCTCGTGATGGCGCTAACCGTGCTCAGGTCGGTAAGGTTTAGGTCTTTAAGCGTGACGTATGACCCGCCCGTAGGCCCGCCGCCGCCGCCCGAAGACGCACCGCCCGAAGCGCCGGTCGTAGGGTCAAAGCATGGTGCGATCGGCATGGCTTACTCGCGCCAGGTGATGACAGATTGCACGTAGTCGGCCGTGCCTGCGTCGAGCTTCGCGAAGAGGTACAGGAAGCGTTGCGTCGCCGTGAACTGCTGCACAATGGGAAGGCCGACGCTAAACGCCGCACTCATGGTCGCGGCTGTTGTGATGCCGGTCACGAGCGTCGCTTCGGTATCTGGAACCACGACCTCGTCACCCGCTGCGTCGAGACAAAGCCTGATAACTACCTTTGTCGGTGAGCCGCTTGTCTTCGTCAGCTTCACGAAGATGCCGTCGACCATGCCGTGATAGAGACCGGCGCCCTTGAAGGCGGGCAATAGCCCTGTCATATCGTGCGCGTGTACGTCAGCGGCGTCGAAGTTCGTGCCGAGTGCCGGTGCACTGCCGGGCGCTTGCACGCTGTCGTGAATGAAGTTTGTAATTCGTGTCGGCATAGGCTCACCTCTTCATGGTCGACGACCTGGTTGACGGTTGTATTCTATTGCACATCTTCCCGTACAGCACGGATATCTTCCGTCATTGCCGCCCGGCGTTGCGTGTCAGTCTGTACGGGTTCAGCTCGTCCGCCGAGCACGCGCCCGATCGTAGCCGGTGCACCCGTCGGGAAGATTGCTTCGACGTCGACGTTGTCGCGGCTTCCGAGGTACGACGCACCGATGCCGAAGGTCTGTTCGATTGCTCCGATCGGCAGCGCTCGAATCGTGCGAAGGTTGCGCAGCCCTCTTTCCGTTGGCTTGTAGACCTTGTACCGGTCGATGCCGTCGCGCGTTTTACCCATGGCAAGGAACGGCGTACCGCCTTCGGGTTGCACCGACCATAGGTCAGGCTCACCCGGCACACTGAGCTCTTCGGGCGGCATGACGACCTCGGCGTCAAGGAAGTCGGTAGTCGACAGGAAGACGCCTTCGTGCCGCGGGTCGGCGTAGTCGGCCGCAATGAGCGAAGCCCAGAAGAAGTCTTCGTCGCTTATCTCTGACAGGTCGACGCCTTCGGGGCCGGCCGGTCCGATTTCCGAGCCGAGCTGCTTTTCGAACGCGTCGAGCACCTTCGGGAACAACGCCGACGCGCCGTACCGCACGAGCTCGCCTGGCGCTTCGAGCCCCGTGTCGAGTGCACCCGGCATGTCGTTTGACCCGAGTAGCTTGCCGGCTTCGAGCAATCGGGAGACAAAAATATCGGCCGAGCGTATGCCGTTGAGAGTCTGCTCAATCGGTCGCAAGTGGGGCGAAGCCGGCCCGTAGACATCGATCTCTTGACCTTCTCGACCGGCCGGAAACACGCCCAAAGTCTTTAGCGACCGGTCCCCTTCGAGACCGTACCGATCTTGCGCCTTCTGCTTTGCTCGCGTGGCCTTCGCTATTTTGGTTAGCTTTTCGGGGTTGCGCGTCGCGAGCTTGGCAAACTCTTTTGCGAGCATGAAGAACTCGCCTGCGTCCGCGAAGAAATAGCCGAGACGGTTTGTAATTGCTGACGGTACCTCTGACAGGTTGAGCAGACTTTTACGCGCAAGCTGCGCTGCGTCGGACGGTAGCAGCCCGTTTGCGATGCCGGCCTCGAAGACGCTGCGTCGATACGAGAGCTCGATTGCTTCGGCCGTGCGCTGAAAGAAGTTACGCACGTCCGGCCGAGCGCTTGCGTCCATCATTAGCCGCTTCATGCGTGGCGACGCTACCCGCTCGACGTCCCGCATGATGTCGCGCGCAAGTCGACCCGCCCGTGCCTCTTGAATGGCTGTCTTGCCGAGACCGCCGTGCACTTCGAGAAGGTCGTCGAGCACCTTTGGCGAATAGTACACGCCCTGCGGGTCCGATAGACCCATACCCAAACGACGCCCGCCGGGAAACAAGTTCGCACCCTGGCGCACTGTTCGACCCGCGGCACGGGCCAGCGCTCGCATGGTGTTCTCGGCTCCGATTGTGGCGATGCTCACAATAGGCAGCGCGAGCATACGGCCGGACAGATACGGCAAGTTCGGCAAATAGTAGCCGTACCGCATGGCGTACTCGGCGTCGCGCAGATTGCGACCCAGTCGATTCGTCTGCGTCGATAGCCACTGACTCCAGCCGAAGCGCCCGGTGCCGGCTTCGCCGCCGATGACCTCGACAAACTCGTCGACCGACTTTGCGAGCTTGGCTTCGTACTTCTGGTCGGCCATGCGGTAGTAGCGAACCATCGAACCCGGTGCGCCGGCACGAGGGTCGAACTTGTCGGGTACGCGAAAGAAGCCGCCTGGCGTGTCTTCAATCTTCGTGACGCGTCCGAGCGGTGCCGAGAGCGCCGCTTCGAACTCCTTGCCGCCGAGCGCGATTCTTTTGCGCACACCCTCTTCGAGCACGGCACGAAGCAGGCTACGGCTGTATTCGGGCGCTGGTCCTTTTGGCGAAATGATGCCGCGAGCGATTCCGATTTCGTCGATCTGTCGCAGCTTTTGCACCGTCACCGGCCCGGTAAACAGCGGCGTCCCTTCGACGAGCTGCTCTTGCCGCAACGCCGTCACAAGGTCGTCGACCTTGTCGGGGCCATACATTTCGGCAACCATGCGCCGATAGAGCGTCTCGGCCGGAACATCGGCAAGCTCTGCCGCGGCTACCTTGTCAAGCGCTTCGTCGGCGGTCTTGCTGTTCTTGGCTGCGCTCTGTAGCGCGCGGTTGAGCTGCCGACTTGCAGCGGCACCGGCCGCCTTCAAGGCCTTCGTCGTGCGCAGCACGCTGACTGTAGGCACTGCGAGGTTGTACGACCGGCTACCGAAGGGGGTAGCGGCAAGGCGTCGCACGAGCGGCCCGTAAGCGCCCTTAATAACGCTCGGCGTAATCTCTGCGAGCCGATTGACGTAGACTTGGAACTCTGTCACCTGATCGGTCTTGCGGGCTGCCTTCGCAATCTTCGGCACGAAGCGAAGCGCTGCGACCTTCTTGACCTGTTCGCGCATGACGTTCTGCAGTCGCGGGTCAAGGTTCGCAATGCCGCCGGCACGGCGTACACGGTCGGCGTAGCTTTCCATGCCGTAAACCGACAGAATGAGCGCTTGTTGATCGGGCGTCTCGGCACGCTGCAAGCGCAGCACGGCGTCAGACATGACGCGCTCGGTTTGCACCGCAAGCGCCCGCGGTACCGCAATCGCTTCGGACACGAGCACCATGTCGTCGGGTGTGCGCAAGTCGATCTCGACCCGCAAGCGCTCGAAGGCGTCGTCGGTTGGCGACCGGTCGATAGCCCGTGCCATGTCGCGCGTAATCTGTTCGCTCGTGTTGCTCGTCGGCTTGACGGCTTGCACCATCTTCGACTTGTCTGCCTTCGAGAAGTCGCCCGCGGCGTCTACCATCTGGTCGGCTACGTGCCGCACGATACGCCCGTCGCTGGCTTTGCCCTTCGTCACGACGGCTGCAAGGTCGGCCGCTACGTTGAGCATCGATCGCTCTTGACGCGTTGCCGAGCTCGCTTCGGCCTTCGAGATGAGCGCTTCGGCAAGCCGTGCCGCCTTCGGTGACTCGCCCGTGATGCCGGCGAAGCCCTTGACGAGCTTTGCAGCGCCGCGTGCCGCTGTACCTGGTCCGGCCGGAATGGCAATCTCGCCACCCGTGCCAAGCCAGAATGCGGCGTCTTCGCTGCCGTACACGTCGAACGCTGCCTTGCGGTATTCGGGCGAATCGGCAAACTCGTCACCGAGCGTGCGGTCGTTTGTCACGTCGCGCGCAATGCGTCGCAGCAGGTCAAGGTCGGCGTCGGCCCGTTGCCTTCGTGCGTCGGGGTCGGTTGCTTCGACGCCTTGCTGCCGTTCGGCATAGCGGGCAACGCCCGGCAACGGAATCGGGGTCGCAAGTCGCGACGTACCGAACCGCGTCATAACGGGCGGCAAGCCAACGAAATCGCGCGCTTGCGCTATCTGGTATCCGATGTCGGACTTGTCGACCGGGTTGCCGTCTGCGTCGACATCGTAGCCGAAGCCCGTAAAGTAGCCTTCGCGCAACAACGCCGAAAGAAACGCCGGGGTAGCGCGCAACGTTGCCGCGAGCATCGACTCGTAGACGCCGCCCGTCTCGGCTTCGCTCTTCATGGCGTAGTCAAGCACCGCCTTCGCACTGCGAGACACGGACATGGACGGGTCGACGAGCTGCGCTTCGGCCGGGCTGATTTGCTCGCCGGCCTGCATACGGAATCGGATCGCGTCCCGTTGTTCTTGCACGGCCTCGTCGGCTCGACGGGCTTCGGCCTCTGTCATTACCGGTTGAGCGGCAAACGTTTCGACGAGCTCCTCGAAGCCGGTAGCGGGTCGTAGCTTGCCCGTGTCGGGGTCTCGGTACAGGCGTTCGACGTCCTGCGACAAGAAGCCCGCGAAGTCACCTTCGGCACCGACACGTTGCCGCCCGTCAACCATGCGCGTCGGCCGGCCGGGCGGAAAGAAGGTCGTCGGTGCTACGGGCTCGTCTTGTCCCGCAATGAGCATCTGTTCGCGTTGTTCGGCAATGTCGCGCTTGGCCCGTGCCTCTTCGCGCGCAACGAATGCGTCGACCTGTTCGGGCTTCAGTAGCTCGTCACGTCGGTCGAGTGCGTCTTGCACGCGCTGGTCGACAAGCTCTTCGAGACGGCGTTGCGTGTCTTCGACGGGCTCAAACTGTGCCGGCATTGTCGGCGCTTCGGTGACGGGCAAGCGGGTCGGTACAGGTTCAACCGGCGCAAGCGGCGCACCAGGCGTCGCGTCCTCCTCGTCGAGAGTCAGCTCGCCCGTAAACAGTGTGAGCGGTTGTTCTTCCGCTGCCGCCTGCCGGCGTGCAAGCTCTCGGCGTGCGAGCTCGGCTTGCGCTGCAAGCTGCTCCGGCGTCACGGCTGTTCCTCGTCGATCATCGCGAGCAGTTCGTCGTCGGTCAGTGCCGCCATACGTTCGCGCATGGTGCGCGCCTCACTTGGGGTCTCTGGTTGTTCGGCTACCTCTTCGGCAGCGATGACGCCGCCGCCGAGTTGTATTTCTGCAGCAGATTGAAAATCCGAAAGGGGCGTAAACTCTGCCGCAAGCTCTGGGTTAGTTGGCTCGGCCCCGGTAAGCGCGAAGGCTTCGAGTTCGGCCTCTGTTTTGTCTGCAGCTTGCAACCGTTCACGGGCTTGTTCTTGCGTAAGGCCTTCGGCGCGCAACCTCGCGTACTTTGTCGCTGCGTCGATTTCAGGAGCTTCGCGCTTTTGCTTGACCGCAGCTTGCTCCGGCTTCCGAAACCCAGGATCGAACGCAAGCCGGGCGGCTTCCTCTTTTGCTTGCCGTGCCGCTTGCAAGCGTTGCTCGGCTGCCGCTGCCGCTGCCTTGCTTGCCTCTTCTGCCGCTGCGATCCGCGCACGCTCTTCGTCTTGCAGCGCTTTGCGGTCGACCGGCTTGACGCCTTCGCGGGTCTGTCGGTCGAGTGCAAGCGCAAAGCCCATAGCGTCTACGAGCTCGTCGCCGGCCATGGTCTTACCGAGCTGCGCGGCAAGCTGATCGACAGTCCAGTCGACGCCCGACGTCTCGTATTGCTGCAGAAGCTTGGCGATATTCTTTTCGCCGCCCGTGGCTGCAATGATTTCGTCGACTGACCCGAAGACGCGGTCGGCCGCGTTGTAATAGTCGTACTTCGGCGTGCCGCGAAACTGCAGGTACTTGTCATCGGGGTCGATGCCTTGTTGCTGCAGCAGTCGCCGTGCGGTCTCCTGCGTTGCCGTGCGCCGCGTCTCCGGCGTTGTCGCTACGAGCTCCGCTTCGAGCCCGGCAACCCGTGCCGACTGACTCAACCACGACGGGTCGAAGTACTTGCGCTGCCGATTTTGATACGCGCCCTGTGCTTTCGCTTCGGCGTAGACCCGACGAGCAAGCATGAAGTCGGCTTCGGCCTCTTCACCCGTTGCGCCCGTGAAGGCTGCGAGCTCTTCGGCAGTCGCGACGCCGTCTTCGAGTAGACCGAGATAGGCAACGAAGGCGTCGTCTTCAGTGTCGAAACTCGTGCCCTCTGCGGTCGTCGTGCGTCGCTTGTCTGCAATCGCTTCGCCGTCGAAGGCGCCGACATAGCCAAGCGGCGACGAATGGTACACCGCTTCGAGCGCTTGCTCTTCTCCAGCTCTCTGCGCAGCCTCTTCGGGTGTCAGGCGACGTTGACCAGGTCCGCGGGTCGGGCGGTTTGCTACGCTATCGCGTGCGCTTTCGACTTGCCGCAACGCTTGCGTCGGAACACCGGGCAACGCCTGCACATATGCGACCGCTGCGCGTGCGGCTTGCTCTGTCATCGGCCGCGTACGTTCTGAAAGCATCTGCGTCGCGCGCTGCGCAATCTGGTTTGCTCGCCCTGGAGTCAGGCCTTCGCGGCTCTCGTCGTCGAAGCCGAGCCCGTTTGCAAGGTCGACAAGCTCGCGCGGTACTGCAGTCGCAGCGGCACCGGCCGCCCGTGCTGACGCCGCCCGTTGCGCGTCGGCTTGTTGCGTGCTGAGTCGAGCCTTTAGAATCTCGCCTGCTACTCCTTGCTCTGTATTCTGCGCGACGAGCGTGCCTTCGAGCTGCGCAAGCGTGTTGCGTTCACTCGCAATGAGCTGTTGTAGCGCTGCGAGCTGTTGCCGCTCGTCAAGCACGTCGCGCATGATTGCGTCGTACGCTTTCCGCGTGCGCAGCGCTGCGCTGTAGCTGTCGAGATATGCTTCGTACTTTGCGGGCATTACGTCACCTGTAAGGAAGTGGGGAAGGTGCGCCGCCGAGAGCTGCCTTTTGTAGTTCAAACTGATTCAATGCGCCGAGCTCCGCTTTGAGCTTCTTTAGGTCGAACTGCTGCGCGTTGGCGATGTCTTCCTGTCGCACGGCTTCGCCCGCAAGCGCTGCCCCACCCGCGAGACCGCCCGTGACGGCTTGCGTGATGCCGGCGACGCGTTGTTGCTCGGCCGAACCGATGCCGGCTCGAATCTGTGCCATCTGGTTGGCTTGCTCGGCACGTGCTGCGAGGTCGGCTTCGAGCACTTGTTGCCCGCCTGCGATGGCCGCACCCTGTCGCGCTTGTTGCGTTGCTTGCTCTCGCAGGAAGATGTCGCGGCCCGAAACGCTACCGCCCGTTGCCGCTTGCGCTGCGAGCTGCTCGGCTTGCGCCGCTTGCGTCGCACGCTCGACCCCAATCTGCGCAGATTGCCCCGCAGCTTCGAGCTGTGCACGTCGCGGTGCCGAGAGCCCGCGGTTGCGACGGATTCGGGCGAGCTCGTCTTCGAGCCGGTCCTTCTCCTTGCGTGCGCCGACTGCCGTGCCGATGCCGGTGCCGATGTTCGCCGCGGTCGACAGACCGCCCATGATTAGCGCCGCGGTTCCGAGTGGCATGCAACCTCCTATAGATACCAGACTTCAAGTGCGATGGACCAGTTGATGACGGCCGAGCGGTCAATCTGCGACCAGGTGCACAGCCCGATCGGCGTAACGTCGGCACCTGCAGTAAGCGTGCGAGCCTTTACACCCGTACGCCGCCCGTAGCCGTTGCACGCTGAATAGGGCCGGTCTGGCCCAAGCGGCGTGCCGCTCCGAAAGCCGTTCGCGTTGTTTCTAATCTCTTGCGGGTCGTAGTTGTTGCGGCCGGCAAGGTCCATCGTGCCGACGTACGGGCAAACATACGAGTACCGGTCGCCGATCGCAGGCGTACGGCCCGAGACGGCCGGCACGTCATCCGGTCCGCCTTCCATCTCGACCGACCAGTGCATAAGAATCTTCGCGTTGCGGCGTACGTCAATGTCGAAGGTCGTGTTTGGCAAACGACGCCAGTCTCCAGCAGACGACGCGAACCCGTTGCCCGTCACGTACGACGTCGAAAACTGCAGGCGAACAAGCGCACCCGACCATTGCCCGCCCTGCTGACCCGTGACGCCGTGCTGCAGCCCTGTCAACGGGTCGAAACGCGGCGGTTGCACGTGCCGGGTGTCGACCCATTGCGAGTTCAACAGGTCGGCTTGCACAATGCCTTCGTGCAGGTAAATACGCAAGGCGTCGACGTTACCTTGCACTTCTGCTGCAAGGAGCGTCGTGCCGTCCGAAAAGGTGTTTGGCTTGACGTAGGCCATCATTTCACCCGGTTGACGAAGGTCACAAGGCGACCGCCCGTGTAGTTCAGGTCGACGTTCGTGCCTGGCGCGATGTCGTGTACCAACGTGTTGACCGTTCCGGCCGAAGCCCGCCGCGGGTGCATGACGCCGAGAAGCACAACGCGCAGCCCGTATATTGTGCGGTTCGTGCCGGGCTTATGGTGCCACGTGCCCGAGATGCCTCGCCAGCCCGCTGCGGTTGCCTCTTCGGTCGACGTGTTCACGTTGCCTTCGTTGATGTTCCGCATATACACCGACCAGAGCGGGATAACGGTCGTCGCTTGACAGTTTTGAAGGCTGTTACCGTAGAACGATCCGACCGCTGTCTTGAAGTCGCCTTGACCTGGCACCTCTTCGAAGTTCGTCAAGCTGGCGCTCGTGATGTCCCACTGCAGCCACGCGACGAAACAACCCGCACTCGTCGATACGTTGAAATCGCTTACGCTACCCTTGATTGCGTTGAACTGCATACCTTGCCGGTAGGGCTCGTTTCGAACGACTGCTTTCACTGAGAGCGACCAGTATATCCGCATGACGTCGCTCGTAGTAACAGTCAAGCCGCCCGAATACGTCGCGAAGGTCGGGTTAGAAATCGACCCAGAGTGCAGCACGTGCGGCGTTGTGTACGGGGTCGATGTTTGCGCCGCAAACGATACCGGAGCATCGTGCAAGAGGTCAGACTTTCCGAGGTTGTCGGACTGCATAAACGGCGCTTGAAAGCCTGTACCGAACTGCGGCAAGTCTACCGCGGCGTCTCTTAGGTTGAACTGGTCGACGGCGTTTGCCTGCGAGAAGTCATTGAATCGATCGTTCAGACTTGCGGCTGTGGTCTCGTCGCCGTCGACGATTCGAGCTCGGTTGATTCGAGACATTAGCGCCACCTTCCGATACCAAGGAAGCGCATACTGTAGACATGCGCCTGGCAAATAGGGTCGTTGGTTGTGACTTCTCGCAAGATGTCGTCATAGGTCGCGTCGGTCAATCGAATCTGTGCCTCAACCGGAAGGTCGCCTTGCTCGAAAATGCCGGTCCCGAAGACGCGGAACGCTTCGTGCGACGCCGGCCCGAGACACTCGACGAGCACACGGCCAGCGACAAGCAATCGCAGCCGAACATAGCGCGGGATGCCTTCAATGCTTGCAAGCGCTGGTTCGGTCGATGCCGGGTAGACGTAGGCATTCCCGGCCCACTCGGCCATCAAGCTACCGCCCTTGAAGGCCGTTAGCGTAGTCGTCGCTACGGTCGTCCAACCGCCGTTGTAGAGCTGGTAGGTGACGGCGCTGAAGTTGTTAAGCGGTGCGGCCGTGTTTACGAGCACCGTTTGCTCGCCTGTCGTTCCCCATGGAATCTCTTCGTAAACGCGGTGTAGCGCGTAGTCCTTCAAGCGCGTCGCGTCGATGCAAGCCGCGGGAAGCTGCGAGCGGTCAAGCGCGGTCATGCTCGACTGCGAGCTCGTCATCTCGCGCTGGATACTGTCGGGTGTGACGCTGCCGCCCGTCCTCGTCTCGCGCTGTGTCCAGTGTTTCATTATGCCCTCTTGCCCGCGATGACGCGTGTCTTGCCGAACTGGTACTCGACCTCGTAGCCGACAAGCACAAGGTCGTCGGTTGTCGACATCTCGAAAGCGAACCACGAGCACGACATCTGCGCAACAGACACGCGAAGCGGGACGAGTCGCGCCTTGCGATAAGCGGTCGACGTGCCGAGCGTCGCGGTATCGAAGGTCGGCAAGTTCGCCGCGTCGGGCGGTTGCGCCAGGTACGACCGCTCCTCGACCGCCTGAAGCGAAAAGTCTTTTAGGTGCTTTACGGTGACCGTCGGTTGCCCGGTCGTCAGCACCCACACCGTCACGTATAGAATCTGTTTGTTTTGCTGCGCGTCGCTGAAGTCGTTCCACGTGGAACGGTACACGCTTGTCGGCGGGTTGCCGTACGTAAAAGCGTTGTCGCCGCCGACCGTTCCGCCCATGGCGCGGCGTTGCGTAATGAGGAACACACCTGCTTCACTGCCGGCACCGGCTTCGACTCCGGTGTGATGCCCGAAGACGACCGTGCCGTCGTACATCGTTGCGATCGCGCCGACCGGAAAGCCGGTACGGGTTGACCATGGCGACAGGCTCGTTTCGAGCAGGTCAACGTGTAGCACGAGCCCGAGAGAGGGGCGGTCTTGCCCGTCTGCAGGTGCGTACACGTGGTACTCTCGGCTCTTCGGGCTAAAGACGCCGACGGCTTTTGGGTGAAGGTCCGGTGTGATTCTGTCGATCAGCTCGCGTTGCGCGGTCGTCAGCTTGACCACGTCGAAGGTTGCGCCGCCCTGCAGACCGCCGACGATTGCATAGACGCCGTCGAGCGCAAGGAAGACAAGCCCGAGACCGGGTACGGCCGCGACACTGTGCGGGGCTCGGCACGTCACGCCGGTCGCAATCGTCGAACTCTGGAAGCCTTCGGTGGCGTTGCCCGTGACGACGTCGACGGCGTTTTCGCGGAACACGACGAGCGCCGCGTAGTGCGGGAAGATCGCAGTAATGCCGCCGGCCGTTTGCCCGCCGAGACGCAAGAAGCCATCGGCGGCGAACTCTTCAATGCGACCTGGTCGACTGTAATACAGGGTATCGGCGTCTTCGAGCCCGCCGTCGAGCCACAACACGCCAGCCCAGAAGGCACTGAAGCGAGCTCGCGGTGCCGGTTGTCCGACAGTCGGTACCGTCGGTGCGGGCACAATAAGCGAAGACGTGCGCACGGCGTCGAAGTACAGGTCGTCGGCGTTGTTGTAAATCCGGCCGACTTCGAAAAGCCGGTTGTCGGCTTGGTACACGTAGTCGTCGGAATAGTTGCGCGAGCGGTACAGCACGCGGCCGACCGTGCCGTCGGGTCCAGTCGGAACGCGCAGTGCAATCGCAGCTCGAAAACCGCGGGCCGTTTCGGGCATTGTCCACGAAAGAGTAGCCGGCGCAGACAAGGGGGATTCGCTACCCGTGTCGGTCAAGTACGAAATCGACCAGTCGAACACGCTTTGTTCGTCGCTGTTCGCCACGCCACGCGGAAAGCCCAGACCCCATACGCCGGCCGTCTCGCCCGGCACTTGTGCCGAGAAGGAACACCACAACGACGTGCGACCGCCCGACGACGTGCGCTGCGATTGCGTGCCGGGGTCCATCGGCTCATTTCGCATTGCCTCAACCGGCGACGGTGCACCTGCGAAGCCGAGCGCACGCACGCACGAGCTCGCGGTGTTGCTTGCTTCGGTCGCGTTGCCGAGCGGCCATGGTCGTACAATCACGGGACGGTCGACGCCGTTTGTGACAATGGTCCGGTCACCGACGTCGGTGTACCAGCTACCGGCCTCTGTAGCGGTCGGCGTATGCCGGCCCGACTGCAGTGTGCGGCGTACGGGTGTGCCTGCGATGTCGTAGACCATCTGCAATGCGCCGTCAGCTTCGAACATGACGAGCTGCCGTGCGCCTTGCGCCAGGTGTTGCGCTACGTGTAGCGATGTGATCGGCCCGGTAGAGTCGAAGGGCTGGAAGCCCGCGCTTGTCTGCGGTCGGAAGCGCTCATACCCGACCCGCGAAGACCATCCGCCCGTCGACGGGTCGATTGTCCAGTTGTCGAGGACTTGCGCGTTTTGCGGGTTGCCCGGAACGCGTGTCTCGATGCCGCCGGCCGTCGGGGTCTGTAGTGTAGTGCCGCGCATGTTTCCCCTATGGCGTGAAGGTCAGAGGCCCGAAGGGGTTCGGGTAAAAGCGCGCGTTCGTGTACGCTTCGCCCTTGATAATGCGACGCGGTACGCCCTTCAGGTATCGCGCTTCCATTGCTTGGAAGAGTGCGACCTTCTTTCGGGCGTAGACTTGCGCGAGCGCTGCGTTGTCGTGTTTCAAACAGAGCTGTTCCATCGCGGCGTATGCGATGACCTGTGCATAGGCTTGCGGCACGAGCGGGACGTCGTGGTCTTCTTTCATGTCCTGCGGCGCCATGAGTCGACGAAGACGCATTCGCGCGTTGTTGCTTGGGTGCGGGTAGAGTTCGAAGGCTCGATAGACGCCGCCGGTTGAGCGGTAGCGCACGGACGCTTCCCCGAAGGCCTGCGATTGTAGGACAGACAATCGCGTATCGGGTGAGAGCGTCACGGTGCCGGCCGGGCTGACGGTATCGACCTTCGAAGAGTTATCGGCAAGGCGCACGGGCGCGTCGATGCCTTGATCGGTGCACGTAAAGTAGTACCGGCGATACAGCCCGGTGCGGTTGTTCAACGTCTCCGGCACGAGCGATAGCTCTTGCGTGTCAGACAACACGAAGGTCGACGGCGGCGAAAGCGCTGACTCGAAGCCGCCCGAGAACTGCGCCGGGTATTCTACCGGGCTTGACGTGCCGGGAGCACGCACGTTCACCATGTAGACCTGAAGCGTACGCACGCCACGGCCGGCACCTGGCGAAACAATCGACACGCCCGTGACGGCACGCGGAGCTCGCACGCGCCGAGACTGCGAAGGCATGAAGGCGGTAGGCGTGCCGAGCTGATCGGGGTCGAGCTGCACGTCGTCGCGCACCCACTTCGAGAGCTGCGCTTGCGACCGCGGTAGCGCGTCGGTCATGTCGAGCACGCTTTCGACGGTCATTGTGTCCGACGGCATGTA